ACAAGAATATGATATTTATAAAATAAAAGACACAAGTGGAAATCTAATCGTAGATTTAATGCCCGCTGATCAAAAATCAAAATTAAAAATTGTTGAATTATATCATTTTAGTCCAATTACTGCACAACAATTTCTTATTAACGCATCTAACATAACAAACTTCCTTTCAACAGAAATGCGATATGAATCATACGTAAATAGTACAATTTTTTATGTATTACCAGTATTTGAAGATGTTCTTAGAAGAAGTATGTTAGAAGCTGCTTTTAGGGTAAGAAGATCAAATTATAGTTACATAATTCAAGGAACAAAAGTAAGAATTTATCCATTACCAACAGATATTGTTGAAGGTTCAGTAAGATTATGGATGCGTGTAAGAACTGCACCAGATGTATTAGATCCGGCATATGAAGATTCGTCTATAAATGGTGTAAATTCACCATCCAATATGGGTCTTTCTAATATACAATTTAATAAAATTAATGATTTTGGAAGACAATGGGTTAGAGAATATACGTTTGCATTATCAAGGGAAGTGTTAGGTTTGGTTAGATCAAAAATGAAATCCATACCAATTCCTAATGCAACACTTGATTTAAATGGTACAGAGTTGGTTGAATCAGGAAGAAAAGATCAAGAAGATTTAAAAATAAAATTAAGAGAATTTATTCTTTCATTAACGTATGACAAACTTATTGAACAACAAGCTAATAAATCTGAAAATCTTAATAAGCAATTAAAACATATCCCAATGCCTCTTGGTAAGGCAATAATAACTGGATAAACAACTAGGAGACTATCAAACATATCATTTATAATAAATACTTAATCTTGGATCTTTAATTATGTTTAAAAGGATAACTTAATAATGGCACGACTGTTTATAACAAATAGAGAAATTGCATTAATAAATGATCTAACCAAAGAACTAATTAAAGACGTTGTTGGACAAAAAATCTTTTATTTTCCAGTTTCAGAAATAAAATCAAACATTCATAATGTGTATAATGAAAGTCCAGAAAAAGTATTTGATAATCCTATCGAAATTGATGCGTTAATAGATTCCCCGGAATGGGCTCCAAAGAATGATCAATTTGGATATGATCTTGACATTAAATTAAAGGTTTATATACAAAGAAAAGATCTTATAGATAAAAAAATTCAACCATCACAAGGCGATTTTTTTACTTATGGTGATATAACTTATGAAGTTACACAATTGGTATCTATGAAAAGTATTTATGGACAAATTGAACATTATGACGGAATTCAATTAACAGCAACTAATTCACGAGTTAGTCAAGCAAACGTCAAATTCTTCGGTCCAACTGAAGTAGGATATTCAGATAAAGATGCTTTACTTAAAGAATTTTATCAACAAAGAGGCGAAGGTGTACTTAAAAATGGAATTAAATCAGGTGATATAAGAGAATTACAACAGAAAGGTATTCTTGATAAACCAATAACTGGCGCAAAAGAAATTAGTGATAAAGGAATTATTTCAGGATCACTTGGATATTCATCATTTTACGGGGATGATCAATGACAATTAGATACAAATCCGGAGATAATTTAGGTGTACCTTCTGGTTATGAAGAAGCTGATATACCCGATGATTTTAACATTCCATCTTGTACTATTGCAGATGTTGATTATGCTTTATTTTCTTTGTTTGATAAAGAACTTAATTTAAATGTAAAAGAGTCAACAACAGGCAAACATAAAAAGTTACCGGTTATATTTTCATCTGGTGAACGATGGGCTTTAATAAAAAATAATAAATTATTAAGAGATAGAGCTGGCGCAATTATATTACCAATAATAACTGTTCAAAGAAGTACCATATCTCAAACAACAGATGATATTGTTGGTAGGGGTATAAATCAAAATGTTGGTCAATTGGTTGTTTATAAAAGATTATCAAAAGATGATTCAAGATATCAAAATTTACTAAATAAACAAGATATACCAAATCAACAAACGTCTCAGACTGAAAGAATACAAGTAAAAAATTCTATAAAAAATTATATGGGTGGTCTTTTATCAAAAGATTTAAATAATAATATATATGAAGTAATAACAATACCAACACCACAATTTTACACAATCAAATATACAGTTACGATTTGGACACAATATTTACAACAATTAAATGACGTTTTAGAACAGATAATGGCTGCATATCTACCCGTTAGTTCAAGAACTTTTAAAATTACAACAAAAAAAGGGTATTGGTTTCTTGCAAAAATTCAAGAAGATTTTAAAGATGAAACAAACTTTGCTGATATGTCAGATAATGAAAGAATTGTTAAATCATCATTTGAAATTATAGTACCTGCATATTTTATTGCTGGAAATGACATCCCCGGGGTTCCAAATCCCGTAAGAAGATTTACATCTGCGCCTAAAATAACATTTAATATAGGCGACAGTGAAAATGATATTAATGAATTTCCGGTTGACATTTACAATAACACTTCGTCAGCGCAGATAGACACTGATTTATCAATTAATAATTTTAATTTAAATGACCCTGAAACTGGGTACGTAGATAGTTTTGATAATAAACTTAAAGGTGCATATTCAATAAAGTACATTAAAAACCCGTTAAATGGAATTAATGAGCCAGAGTATATTAAAGTAATTTCAAAAGATTCTAAGACTGGCGAAACAGTGTATATAGATGATGGTTCAATGAAGATAAAAACATTTAAATAATGGTCTTTATGAACTTAGCTTAATAATTAAAGATTAGAACGATTATTTTGGAGTAAATTTAAATGGCAGAGCAAACGTTTTTATCACCAAATTTTTTTGAAAAAGAAATAGATTTAACACAAAAATCAAGTACACAACCTGCTGGTATACCTGGAGGTTTAATTGGTCAATCTCAAAAGGGTCCTGCATATGTACCAGTTACTATTGCAGATTTTTCTGATTTTCAATCAAAATTCGGTAGTTACAATATAACAATGCCTGCAGTTTATACAGCAGAATTATTCTTAAAATATAAGAATGCTTTAACTTTTACAAGAGTTTTAGGTGCAGGTTCAAATAGCGAAATTTCAGATATTCAAAACACCCAAAGTTTTGGGATTGTTAAAAATGCAGGTTTTGTAATTAGTGGTTCAAATTTAAATGCGGGATTTGTTCAATTTATTTCTGCTAAACACGACATAGTAGCAACAGAAGCTATTGGATACCCTATTTTTACAAATAATGATAGCATTACTGATTTAGATTCAACACATCTTTTAAGAGGAATGTTATTTTTTACAACTGGGTCACGTGCAATTCTTGCTCCTTCTTCAACATCAGTTGCTTCAGCATTGCTTTCAGAACCAACATTAATAAACGTAGAAGATACATTTAAATTAATAATATCATCTTCACTTGGTTCTACATATGGAAATGATGAAGATGTTGCAGGAATAAAAGTATATTCTGTTTCATTAAATCCAGAATCACAAAATTATATTGCAAATGTTTTAAACTCTGATCCAACTAAATTTGTAGAACAACAACATATTTTATACGCACACTTTCCTGTTGAAAGTAATTTAGCAACGCCTGTTTCAGCATCTATGTTATATGGATCAAATCAATTAATTAATACAATTAATGATAAAGCTATTTTAGCAAAAGAAAGTTTTGGAAGGTTTGACGCTAGATATAGTGCGCCATCTACCCCTTATTTTATAAGTCAACCATTTGGTGATAAAGAATTTAATTTATTTAAATTTGAATCACTTGATGATGGTGATTACGCATCATCCCAATATAAAATATCTGTTTCTAATTTAAAAATGTCAGAAGATGAAACCAATCCTTATGGAACATTTTCTATAATAATTAGATATTGGGCAGATAATGACAAAGATTTAAAAGTATTAGAACAATTTAATAATTGTAGTTTAAATCCAACATCACAAAATTATATTGGTAAAATTGTTGGTAATTATAAAGTATATTATAATCATGATGCAACAAGTGAAGGCGAAAAGGGTTTAAAATTATCTGGTAAGTTTCCAAATAGATCAAAATATGTTCGCATAATATTATCTGACGAATTGGAAAAAGGGTCAGTACCTTCAAAAGCTCTCCCATTTGGTTTCTTAGGGTTTAATTTATTAAAAACATCATCAGATGGTACTGATGCAACACAAATAATACCACTTT